AGATATGGACAAAATTTATTTACAGATACTACATCTAGTGATATTGTTATTGCAGATTACACTTTCCAACCTAGTGAGAGTGATTTTCCTCCATACTTCAAACAGACGCTGGTTTTCGAACTGGCGTCTTTATTTGCAGGAGCAATAGCAAGAAACGATCAATTATCAGAATTGTATCACAAGAGAGCAATAGCCCAACTTGCAATAGCAAAAGGACTAGATGCACAAGCACAAACTACAAGAAGAATGGAAGTGGAAAGATTTAGAAATACTAGAAATCATACAGCGTTGAGCGGAATCAGATAGGATGAACTATGGCAAGACAAAGGGTTCATCAAGCTAGTTTCTTAAGAGGAGAACTTGATCCAAAAATAATATCTCGTGTTGATTTAGCGGCTTATGGTCAAGGATTAAAAAAAGCAAGAAATGTAATACCAGTTAATCAAGGTGGTATTGAAAGAAGAAGTGGTAGTGTTTACAGAGCAGACTTAGGTGCTGTTTCGAGAATAGAACCATTTATATTTAATGAATCACAAGAATATGTATTTGCTTTTCAAAACCAAGCATTAAAAATTTATTCTACTAATGGTACTTTAATAGCAACATTGTCATCATGCCCTTGGGTTACTTCAGAGTTATTTGAAATGAACTATACTCAATCAGGAGATAACATGATTATAGTACATGAAAATTTTGTACCACAAGTTATTACTAGAGTAGGAGCAACTACATTTACAAGAACTGCATTTGGTTTTGAACAAAGTCAAAATGGAGCAGACACATTTCAACCATATTTTAAATTTGCAGATGATAGTATTACATTAGATATTACTTCAGCTACAGCAGGAACAGTTACTGTTACTACATCTTCAGCATATTTTACTTCATCATATGTAGGTATGAAGTTAAGGTATCATGGATCAGAACTTACTATTACTGGATATACATCTTCTACACAAGTAACAGCTACATTAGAAAAAGATGTTGAGATAGTTTTAGATGAAGACCCATTTGCAACTTCACAAGGATCAGGAGTAGTTAATGTAACTCATGTACAACATGGATTTAGCACAGGTGCTAGTATAGTTATAGCTGGAGCAGAAGATATATTTGATCCTGATGGTAATGGTTTATCAGCAGGTAATCTTAATGGTACAAGAACTATTACAGTTATAGATGATAATCATTATGAGTTTACAGCAGGTTCTAGTGATACTGCAACTGAATCAGTAGATGGTGGAGGTGTAAGAGTTACTATAGCAGGACATCCTCCTACTACAGTATGGGATGAACAAGTATTTAGTGCAGTAAATGGTTTTCCAAGAACAGTTACATTTCATGAACAAAGATTATTTTTTGGTGGAGTAACAGCTTTACCTGATGGAATACAAGCTAGTAAAGTAGCAGACTTTTTTAATTTTGATGTTGGTACTGCTGAAGATGCAGACTCAGTACAAATACAAATAGCTTCAGATCAAGTTAATGAAATTAGACATTTAACATCTTCAAAGACATTAGAAATATTTACAAGTACAGGAGAATTTTTTTTAAAACCACAAGTATCAAAACCTATTACACCAACTGATATACAAATAATTAGACAATCAAGTTTAGGTATACAGGTAAAAGCTATGCCAAAAAGATTTGATGGTGCAACTATATTTATACAAAATAATGGAAAAACAGTAAGAGAGTTTTTCTTCAATAGTGGTGCAGAGGAATTTACTTCTAATAGTATTTCTTTGCTTAGCTCCCACTTGATAGATACACCTACTGATTCCGCAACTATTACATCTATAGGAGAAAGAACAGAACAGTTTTTTTTCTTAGTTAATAGTGATGGAACAATAGGTGTATTTACTTCTCAAAGAGCAGAGAAGATAGCAGGATGGGTTTTATGGAGTACAGATGGAACATATGAATCTGTTGCTTGTACAACTGGTAATATCTATGCAGTAGTAAAAAGAACTATAAATGGAAGTGATGTTTATAATTTAGAACAATTTTCTAATACATCCTTTGATATACCTACAGATTGTACAGTAACTAAAACTATATCAGGAAGTTATCAACCACATGGAACACCATTAGTTAAAGGTGCTATATCTTCTTCTACAACTTTTATAGCTGATGGATTTACAAATGCTCCAAGTCAAGGAGAAACATTCCAATTTGGAGGAACAGGTACAACCTATACGATACAGTCTGCAACTGCTACTGGTAATTCAGGAGAATACACTATCGTTATAAGTGCATCAGTATCTCAAGCAGATAATACTGCATTACAATTTGTTACTAGCAAAGTATTTTCAGGTCTTAATTCAACACCTAGTCTTGTAGGAAAAACAGTTCATGCAACAGCAGGATCAACAGAGGGTGGTAATATATTCTATTATGGAGATGGCACAGTAGATTCAAATGGAAATGTATCTTTTGATACACCTATTAGTGCTTGTGATATAGGATTATTATATAGCCCAACAGTACATACTTTACCAATAGATGCGACTATTCAGGGTGGACAACTTACTGGTCATCCTAGAAAAATAGGTAAAGCTATAGTAGAGTTATCTTCAACTTATAATATACAAATTAATTCTAATGATGTAATTCTAACAACAGTATCGTTAAATACATCTAGCGGTATAGAAAGTTTTACAGGTAAGAAAGAGGTATATGTGTTAGGTTATAGTTTAGAACCAAATTTAGAAATAAGTCAATCAGTTCCAGTACCTATGAGGATATTGGGCTTAACAACAGAGGTATATTACTAATGTGTCATCCAGCAGTATTTGTAACAATGGGAGCATCAGCAGGTACAGCTAGTACCTTAGCGGCAGTATCACAGATAGGTTTAATAGCTGGTGGTACAATGATGAGTATCAATGCTCAAAAACAAGCAATGATATATCAACAACAACAAGCTGAGTTCCAAAAGAAACAATTTAAAATGCAGGCAGATGCGGCTGAGATAGAAACTATCCAAGCTGAAAATGATAGAAAAAGAAAATATTTATCACAACTAAATGAAAACAGAGCATTGTTTAGTAAGATGAATATAACTACAGACTCTCCATCTTATCGTGCTTTCTTAAAAGCTAATAAAGAAATAGTTAAGAAAGATATACAAAGACTTAAACTAAAAGGCACAGAAAAAAGATTAGCGGCATTGTATGGTCAAACACAAGCAGACTTAACAGGTAGAGCGGCTGAATCTAAGTTTAGAGCAAATAGATTACAAACTGTTGGTAGATCACTTATGGGTGCTTATCCAATAGCAAATGAAGCAGGGTTTCTAGGATAATGGCTTTAAAGAAAGAAGTAACAGAAGTTAAATACTCTGAGATGATTGGAGTTAATAGAGGTAGTGGATTTGCCTCTTTAGCTGATGCATCACTTACACAAGCTAATGCTCTTAATAATTTAACTGCACAATTTGCAGATCAAGGTTTAAAAACATTACAAAAGTATGGAAAGAAAATAGGAGAAGAAGCGGCAGAAAATGCTGTATTCTCACAAGTAGAACAAGAAGTAACATTACCTGATGGCACAGTAGAAAAACAATTTGTTACTGGCCCTGTACCTGAATTAAAAATTGGTAAGTTTACAAATAAAAGTGCGGCAGAAGCATATGAAAAAAATATATTTAATAAGTATAAAGATGAGGTTCAATCAACAATTAGAAATATTATTATAGAAGAAAGAGCAAGTGCAATAGAAGAAAATAGAAATGGAGATGGATTTAAAGAAATAGTTAATGCAAGAATAGAACCTATACTTACAGATTTAGAACCTAAATTTAAAACATTAGTAAATACATACAGTAACGATCAAACACAGCAACATTGGTTTCAAGTAGAATCTAAATTTTTAGATAGAAAAGAAAAAAGAGAAAACCTTGAATATACAAATGGATTAAAAATAAAGACAAATGAATATGATTCATTATTAATTAATGGTGCATCAAAAGAAGTATTAGCAGAAAAAGAAGATGAAATTAAAGATTTTATAAATACATATAAAGATGAGGGTAATGATAATGCAGTAGCTTCTGGAGATTTAACAATAAGTCAGTTAAATAATACTAAACAAGGATTTAATACTTTACAAACTATTATACCAAAAGATTATATTAATTTAAGTGCGAATGATCAAAAGACAGTTGTAGATGATTTATTAAAGTTTGAACAAATATTACAAGGTGGTGTTAAATCAATTACATTATCTAATGGTACTGTAATTAAAAATACTGAGATTTCTAAAATGTTTAACAATGATGCTACTGCACAAGGTAATATGGCATTAAGAGTATCTAAAATAAGAACTGATTTTAATAGTGGTCTTGATGGTAAAATTAAAGCTAATATTTTTAGTAGTCATTTAGCAACAGCAATAGCTAATGGCCCAACAGGTATGCCTGTTTATTTTGGCGATTTATCTAAAAAAGAAATACAAACAAATTTACAATTACCAGAAAATATAGAACTATTAGCATCACAATTTAATACTTTAACAGGAGTAGAACCTGTAGAAACATTTACTATGGATGCATATCAAAATATAGATTTTGCTAAATATGTTTTAAGAACAACAAATCAATTACCTTTTTTCTTTGTTAATCAAATTGAAACTGCATTTACTGGAAATAATCAAAAAGCAATACAAGTATATTTTGATAATGGTTTAATACCTGCAATACAAAATATGACTACATCATTTAGAACTAAATCTAATGATGGCAAAAATGCTTTTACTTCTACAATGAAACTTAGCAATATGGCTTTGCTAGGTTTAAAAGATGAAACGATAGCTAAAATAAATACTGTAGATAATTTTTCTACAGTAATGCCCCTTAATCAAGCAATAGCTTTAACTGTTGATTATTATAATAAACGAGAATCTAGTAATATAAAAAGTGGTAATATGAAACAACACTTAGCTAACTCAGATAGTAAAGTAACTGAAACTGATCTTAATATGAGAATATTAAAACGAATAGAAAAACATGTAGATAAAGATGCATGGGTAGGTGCAGATGCTATATTTTCTCGTAAAATATATGAGTTAGTTAAAACAGATGTACATAGAATGGTACTTAATGGTGGTGGTTTAATTAATAATGTAGATGATATAGATGTTTATGTAGCACAATCAATGCAAAGAATTATGAGTCCTGATAGTCAATTTGGATATGATAAATATACATTTACATCTTTTGAAACACCATCAGATAAAGATTGGAACTCACTTCCTGAAGAAAGATTTGTTTATTTACCAGTTAGTAAATACTTTGCACTACCAAATGCTAAAGGAAAAGAAACTGTAGAATGGATGGAAAAACCTATTAATGAATTAGTTAAATCATCTAGTGAATATAAACAAGATATAAGTTTAACTACTAAGAAAAATCCTTTTCAATATAAATTTGGTAAGAATATATTTTTACAACCATCTTCATTTACTGAGGGTAGTCCTAAATACAATATAGTACATTTAAACGAAAATGACATACCAACTATACTTACAGATGATAATGGTATTCCTATTTTTTATGATCCTAAGTTAGACTACACAACTAAAAAAGCATTGATGGTAGGATCAAAAGAATTTGAATCTTCTATTGATAAAGCAAAAAAACAAAATCTACAATTTAAAGACGACAACAGAATATTAGAAAGTGGTCTAACTGTAGAAGAAGATAGAATGTTAAAAAATTTAGACGCTAAAGATAAAATACAGGGTGTAAGTGATTTTGATAACTTTCAAATAAATAAAGGAATGAATGATGCTTTAACAAATAGAGGATATAAATAATGGCAGAACCAATAGAAAATATTTATACACCACAAGATATTGATCTAACTATTGGAAGAGATGTAGGATCAGTTACTTCAAGATTACCATTAAACAGAACAGCTAACATTTCAACACCACAAGGATTTATGGATGATGTTGGAGATGAGTTTATGCTTAACTGGGTAGGACAAATATTTCAAAGAAACAATCTTAAAGATGATTTTAATTTTAGTTTAGACATTGATCCATTGTATGATCCATTTGAAAAAAATAATCTAGCTGGTTATGAAGAATATGTTAGTGAGTTTAAAGAAGTAAGAAACAAAGAACATCATGATTTTATTAAAGCAGTAATAGATACTAACCTTGCAAGAAGAACTAGATTAGAAACAAGTGATGGTTTTCTTAGAAATATAGGTGCAGGTTTATTAGGTAACTTACCTGATCCAATAAATTTTATACCAATACCTCTTGTTAAAGGTATGTCATTTGCACAAAAAGCAGGAAGAGGTGCATTAATATCTATGGGATTAGTAGGTGCTACAGAACCTATTAGAAGAAATCTTGATCCAACAGCTACATCACAAGAAACTATAGGTTACATAGCATCAGCAGGTTTATTTGGTGGAGCATTAACTGGTTTACTAGGAAGAGCAGGTAGAGAAAGAAGTGCATTAGGAAATGCTGTATCTAAAACTATTAAAGACAAAGGTGGTATAAATAAAATTACAGAAAAATATTTTAAAGCACATCATAAAACAGAGGGTAGAAAAGATTTTGAAGCAGATGGTTTTAACTATCGTGTAGGAGATGATGCGGCTGAAGCCAAAGTAGAAGTTGTTAAAACAAATAAAGGAGAGGGTGGATTCGAAAGACTTGCATCATATGACTCACAAAACAATGTAGTTAAAATTAATGAAACAGCAATTAGGGCTAAGTATTATAAAAATGAACATATGTATAGTAATGTAGATGGTATTGTACCTTTAGCTAAAAGTGAATTTAAAACTGTAGATGATTACATTTCATTTTTAATGAAGAAAGAAATTAATAGAGTTTTATATTTTAGAAAAGGTCAAAAAGAAAATGCAATAGATTATGAAAATAGATTAAATTCATTAACACTTGCAGAACTAAAAGATGCAGTAAGTATAAACAGACAAACAGATTTATCAGGCCCAAAAGCTATATTTAAAGTATTAGAAAATTTTACTAACTTTGGAAAAATTATAAACAAACAAAGTGATCCATCTATTGCTATAGATGCACAAAGATTAATTGGAGATTTTGCAACAAGTCAAAGAGCAGAAAGACTTGGTTTAGCTCCTACAAAATCAGCATTAGTAGAAGCAGAAACTAAATGGAATGCTGAATTTATAATGGCTAAAGATGAATTAGATAAAGCATTTGAGTTATACAGAACAGATAGAGCAAATGGAAAACAAATACTTGGTATGAATATGCAAGTAGGAAGAATTAAAGCTGTTGATGCATATGAAAATGTAATGCAAAGATTAAATAGACGACAACAAAAAGACCCTGATAAATATACTCAGCGTGAATTTAATGAAAAAGTACATGATGCTGTAATAGATAATAATATATTTAATGATGCAGGATTACATCCAGCTATTAAACAAGCGGCTGTTGCAGTTAGAAAGTTTTATGAAAGATATAGAAAAGATGCAGAAGAACTTGGAATGTTTGCATCACAAGGATCATATAATAATTTAATATTAAAAATAGATGGTGTTATAGAAGATTTAAAAACAGATATTAAAACTAAACCACTTAATAAGTTTCAAGAAAAAAGAACTAAAGAACTATTATCTTATTTACAGAAAAGAAGAAAAGCAGTTAAACAAATCCAAAAGGAATTAGAAGATGGAACTATCTCTCCACCTTATACAAATCCTGAAGAATATATAAATCGTTTATTTGCAAGAGATAAAATACTTGCTAACCCTGAATTATTTAAACAAAAATTAAGAGAACATTATACTAAATATCCTTTTAAAAGAGTAGGAGATAAAACTATTAATTACTCTACTGATCCTGCATCAATTAATAAAAGAGTAGAAGATACATATAATAGAATTGTAGATACAGAAGCTAATACAATGGATGGAGATGGTATTCTTGGCTATGACTTTGCTACTGATGGTGTTTTTAAGGCAGGTGTAAGACCACTTATGTCAAGAGTATTAGATATACCAACTAAAGATATAAAAGAATTTGTGGAAACAGATGTAGTAGCATTAATGAATAACTACAATCAAAGAATGAGTAAAGCTGTAGAAGTAGCTAGAACATTTGGAGATAAACATATGGAAATCCATTTATATCAAATGGAAAGAAAGTTAATTAAGAAACAACTTAAATCAGAAAAAGACAATACTAAAATTAATGAAACATTAAATGCATTTGAAGATGCTAAAGATACAATGATGGGTGGACTATCTACACAAGACCCTGCATCATTTGGTAGAAGATCAGCACAAGCATTAAGAGATTGGGCAAGTTTAGCATATATGGGTAAAGTAATATTTTCTGCATTTCCTGATATGGCTAGACCATTTATGACTGCTGGTTTTGGTAAAACATTTCAAGTAGCTTTTAAATCTCATGCACAAAATACAGCATTATATGGAGAAGCATTACAACAAGTAAGATGGATGACACCTATTATTGAATCTCAAATGGGTTCAGCTAGATTAAGATTTCAAGAAACAGGTGGTCAAATACAAGGATTTGGTAAAGGTACATTTAATAAAATATTTGATAAAATAGCATCAGGTTTAAACAAAGCACAAGGCCCATTCTATTTTTTAAACTTACTTACTTTTCATACACAAATGTGGAAACAAATTCATTCAATGGTAGCCGCACATAGATTTATAGAAGATAGTATTAAATGGAGTAAAGGAACTATTAATGATTTAGATAAAAAAAGATTACTTAGTTATGGTATTGATGAAAAAACTGCAAAATTAATTGCAAGTATGCCATATGAAAAAGATTTAAAGTTTGGAACTTTATATGCAAACTATAATCAATGGGGTACTAAAGCAGGTGGTAAACAAGCTAGAAATAAAATGCAACAAGCTATATGGGGAGATGTTCAAAGAACTATTATAACACCAACAGCTACAGATAAATTTAATATGATGCAAGGTGTTATTAGATTAAATTCTAAAACAGCAAATGCTGTTATGAAAAGTCTTGGCCCATTTGGTAAAATGTTAGGATATACTGAAACAAGACTAGGTGGTAAATTAAGTAATGCATATTTAGGACTACCATTTCAATTTTTTTCTTGGGGTATTGCCGCTAACAGAAAATTATTAATATCAGGATTACAAGGTAGAGATGCCGCTCCTATAATGGGAATGGCTACTATGGTAGGTTTAGCTATGTTAGGAGATTACATGAAAAATCCTAGATATTGGATACAAAAATCTACAGAAGAAAAAATGATTAGAGCATTAGAATTATCAGGTGTGTTTGGTATATTTTCAGATGCTAACTTTATGTTAGAAACAATAACAAGAGGTGGTGCAGGTATAAGACCAGCATTAGGACAAGAATTAAGATTTGGCGATCCTGATACTGCTGATGTTATTGGAGAATTTACAGGAGCAGGGCCATCAATTATTGCTGATTTCTTATTTGCTTTTGGTACAGATAGCGGATGGGATGAAAGATCAAATACTTTAAGGCGTATGATTCCCTTGCAAAATCTGTTATATTGGGATAAAAAATTTAAAAACATATGGAATGCAGGATCAGATGCACTGTATGATGTGGTAAATTAATATGACTATAGCGAGTAATAAAAATACACCTAGAAATACATATACTGCTACAGGCGGTCAAACTGCTTTTACTATTGGCTTTGAGTTTTTTAAAGTAGAAGATGTAAAGGTATATAGAAATGGATCATTATTAACTTATAATGCTAGTCCATCTTCAGTATCACAATTTAAAATAACTGGTACTGCTTCTGCTTCTGATGATGCATATGAATTTGGTGCAGGTGGTACAGTTACACTTGGTGCTGGTGCTACAGCAGATGATATAATAGTTATTATTAGAGATATAACTTTAGAAAGAACTTCTGATTTTCCAACAACAGGTGCTTTTGATATTACAAGTTTAAATACACAACTAGATACAATGACATCTATGTTGTCTGATATAAAACAACAATCAGATAGATCAGTTAAATTATTAGATACAGATACAATTTCTGCAACTGTAACTTTACCAGCTAAAGCATCTAGACAAGATAAAATGTTAGGATTTGATTCTAGTGGTAATGTAGAAACTACAATTTCATCTTCAGGTTTATCAACATTATCTACTATAACATCTGATATTACAACTGTTGCTGGTATAAGTAGTGCGGTTTCAAATGTTTCAAGTATAAGTAGTGCAGTTTCAAGTGTTTCATCAAACAGTGCAAATATAAATTCTGTTGCGGCAGTATCAAGTTTAATTACAAGTGATTTTGTATCTGACTTAAATACATTGGCAACAACTGACATAGTTAATGATCTAAATACTCTTGCAACTGCTGATATAGTTTCAGATTTAAATACATTAGCTACTACAGATATTGTTAGTGACTTAAATACTCTTGCAACAACAGATATTGTTAATGATCTTAATACTTTGGCAACTGCTGATATTGTAAGCGATCTTAATACTTTAGCTACAACAGATATAGTTAGTGATTTAAACCAATTAGCAACTACTGATTTTGTATCAGACTTAAATGCTATAGAGGGTATTAAAGCAAATGTAACAACTGTTGCAAATAATGTAACAGGTGTAAATAGTTTTGCAGAAAGATATAGAGTAGGATCAAGTGATCCAACATCAAGTTTAGATGAGGGAGATTTATTTTATAATTCTACTGATAATGCTGTAAAATTTTATAATGGAACTTCTTGGGCATCTATAACAGCAGGACTTTCAGATATTGTAGGAGATGTTACTCCTCAGCTTGGAGGAAATTTAGATGTCAATGGCAATAGTATTGTTTCTGTATCAAATGGAAATATTGCTATTACACCAAATGGTTCAGGTAAAGTAATATTAGATGGCTTAAGTTTTCCAACAGCAGATGGTACGAGTGGCCAAGCCCTTACTACAGATGGTTCAGGAAATGTATCATTTAATACTATCCAAGCTAGTGAATTATCTACTGCTGGTAATGTATTTTCTAATTATAATAATATTTCTTCAGATACTACAATAACTACAGCATCTACTAAAAATAGCGTATTATTTGGTGTAATTACTGTATCTAGTAATGCTGTTTTAACAATAGGTGGTAATGGAGATTTACGAATATTATAGGTTGAATAATTTATAAAAAAATTATAGAAAGGAAATATTATGGCAAGTAAAATAAAAGTAGATCAAATAGAGGGAGCAGGTGGAACTACTATAACAGTACCATCTGGTCAAACTTTAGATGCGTCTAGTGCTACTGTAACATTACCTAATGGTGCAGTAAGTGCCGCAAAATTAAATGCAGATATAATTTCTGGTCAAACAGAATTAACAAGTAGCCCTGCTGATACAGATGAATTTTTGATTAGTGATGCAGGTGTTCTTAAAAGAATAGATGCAAGTCTTATTGGTGGCGGTGGTTATCAATCAATGCAAGTTTTTACATCATCAGGTACTTATACAAAACCAAGTGGAATTAAAAAAATTAAAGTTTATATTACAGGTGGTGGAGCTTCAGGTGCAGGTGCGGCAAACAATTCAGATTTTGGTGGCGGTGGCGGTGCAGGTGGAACTGCAATCGAAACTTTAGACGCTACATCAATTAATACAGTTACAGTTACAATAGATGGTGGAGGTGGAACAGTTACAGGCGATAATCATGGAAATGCTGGTGGCACTTCTTCTTTCGGTTCTCATCTTTCTGCTACTGGTGGTTCTACTGGGCGACATGGAAATGCTGGTCACGTCAGAGGTGGCGTAGGTGGACTTGGTTCAGGTGGCGATATTAATCTTTATGGCGGTGCTGGTCATGGTGGAGATGATAGCGATAACAATCACATGACTGGTGGAAATGGCGGACAATCATTTTGGGGTGGTGCTGGTATGGGTGTTGGTTCAAATGAAACTGGTTCAGCTACAGACCGAGCTGGAAAACATGGCTCAGGTGGTGGCGGTTCAGGAAATGGCGTAGCATCAGGATCAGGTGGTGCAGGAATATGTGTAGTAGAGGAATATAAATAATGAAAAAAATATTAGTAAAAAATAATCTAGTAGTAGATGTTTCAGATGCAGAGTTTGAAGTTCACGAAAATGTAGGAACTTGGCAAGATTGTTCTAATGATGATGTTCAAAAAGATTGGACAGTAAATGCAGATGGTTCAGTAGAACCTTTTGTTGTAGTAGACAAAACATATAGTGATAAAAGAAAAAAAGAATATCCTAGTTATGGTAATGTTATTGATGCTTTATTTAAAAAAGAAGCAGGAGATAGTACAGAATGGGATACTCTAGCCACAGATAGACAAGCAGTAAAAGACAAATATCCGAAATAAAGTTATAGGTATGATTAAAGTTATAGATAATCTATTACCTAAACTTTACTTAGATAAACTTAAATATGTATTATCAGGCAATACTGCTGAAGATATAAATAACAAATCAAAGTTTAATTGGTTTTGGAATGACTTTACTTCAAGTGATGGTAAAGGAAATGCAATGGATAATAATTTCATGTTCACTCATGTAATATGGAATATGAATACAGATAATAAATCTCCTTATTTTGAAACATTTTGCCCTATAGTTTATTATATTGCAGAACATATCCCAGTTAAAGATGTAATTAGAATAAAATTAAATCTTTATACAAATCAAAACAAAAAAATGATTCACGCAAAGCATACAGACATAACTAACAAAGATACAAGCAAACCATTAGAAAATTGTAATATTACAGTTTTAAATTTAACCACTTGTAATGGTGGAACAATCATAAAAGATAAAGAATATCTATCTAAAGAAAATCAAGCAGTAATGTTTAGTAATGATATAGAACATCAAGGATTTACTCAAACAGATACTTCAAGAAGAATAGTAATTAATATTGCAACAATACAATAGAAAGAATATGTTATGGCAAAAGTTACAAAAAAAACAACAGTTCACAGCATTACTTTAAAGCATATTAATGAAAAATTAGATCACATTCATAAAGATATAGATAGAAATACTAAAGATATTAATAGCTTAAAAGAACAAGTAGCTATGGGTAGAGGTGGTGTTAAAGTAGTATTTTGGTTAGGTGCTATTATAGCTGGTGCATTTACTTTAATGAAAATGTGGGTAGGTATTAAATGATTGACAGAATAGCATTTGCAATCTTTAATTTTTTCGACAAACTTAATAAGAAAATAGATGATGTATTAACTATGGACTTTACAAATTTTAGTAAAAGAAAGAAAAAAAAATGATTGACTATACTATACCATATTCATTTGAAATAAAAGAGCAGGAAGATGGTACATTTCAAATAACTATTTGTGCTATAGGTTTTAAAACACCTAATCATGCAGAAGAATTTATGAAAGATATAACAAACTATGAAGTAAAAGTAGATAACCCAACAATACATTAATGAAAGATCAAGTATCACTATCAGATAAAACAAAACTAAGTATGCCGATTGCCAATCTTATTGGCCTAATTATGATTGTTGCAAGTGTTGTATTTATGTATAGCGGTATAACTGGGCGATTAACATCTCTCGAAACTTCAAGAGAGTTATATGATGCAGACTTACTTAAAAAAAGTACACAATTACCTACAGATCAAGAGCAATATATGTTGCTTGAACACATCTCAGGACAAGTAGAATCAATACAAAAAGAACTTGAAGAAAATAGGCATACTGCTGTAAACCTAAATCGAGCAATGAAAGATATTGAAAAGATGCAAGTTGTGATAGAAGAGATGAAAGATAAAATTAGATCGAATGGAGGTCATTAATGAAAGTAGCAGTTGTATTTGCATTACTAATGTTTACACCAGCAGATTTAGAGAACCCTATGGAATTTATGATAACAGATGGACTATCAAAATGCTTGAAACTAAAGCGAGAAGCTGAGAGAAATACAAACCCTGATAGAATTAAATGGATTTGCAAACAAGTTAAAGCTGAGATAGATATAGATTCTACAGGTAAGTTACATATTAATAAACTAATAAAGGAGTAAGGACATGGATATGGAAACATTTGACGACATCTCTGTAATGGCTGGTACATTATGGGGAGAAGCACGAAATCAAGGGGATGAGGGTATGATTGCAGTAGGCAATGTTATCATGAATAGGGTTAAAGCACAGTCTTGGTATGGAGATCATATTAAAGGGGTTTGCCTAAAAGCATGGCAGTTTAGCTGTTGGAATGAAGATGATCCTAATCGTGAAAAAATTTTAGCACTTGATTGGTCAGATACAGCATTTTGTAAAGCTGTAACGCTGTCATATTATTTTACTAAAAATAAAATGGATGACAATACCAATGGTGCTACTCACTACCATACAAAATCAATCTCTCCAAACTGGGCAGAGGGAAAAACTCCTTGTGCTGAGATAGGAGATCATTTATTTTATAACGATATAGAATAGGAGATACTATGTTAAATATGATTAGCCCTATTGTCGGAAGTTTATTTAAAACTGTCGATAAGGTAATTGATAATAAAGCTGAGGGAGAAAAAGTTAAAGCTAAGATTCAAGAGAAACTTCTAGCTGGAGAACTAAAAGAACTAGAGGGTGCGGCTAAGATCATAGAAACAGAAGCTAAAGGTGGATTCTTACAAAGAAATTGGCGACCAATAATGATGCTTACATTTGCAGGATTAATGGTAGCACACTGGTTTGGATTCACTGCTCCCAATATACCTGAGTCTGTACAAAATTCTTTACTTAATATAATACTTGTAGGAATAGGTGGCTATACTGTAGGAAGATCAGCAGAGAAAGTAGCTACTAATTTTAGAAAGGGGAATAAATGATAGATGAGTTAAAAAGACACCTCAAGAACTTCTTTAAAGGGGCGTGGATGCACAACTGGCGTATCAAATGTACATTGTGCTGGAAAAATCTAAAGCCCTCTGTATGGCTTTGTATTGTCGTTCTAGCGGTAATTCTAGGTTTGTTCCTATGAAATACATCCTAGTATTGTATATGTGTAGCATGGTAAACAATCAATGCCCAAGTCATACAATATCAGGATATCAATTTAAATCACACTTTGATTGTGTTAATGCAGGATATGGTGTTGCACAAAGTACTTATAACAATCTTAAAGAATTAGAAGATTGGGATAAAGAACATATAAATAAAAATAAATTAGTTATTAAGTTTGAATGTAGAGAAATTAAGTCTAGTAATATCTAACGCCCCTGTCCTCTATACTTTTTCTTGCTGTATTTTTTGTTTGGCCTCTTTGAGTGTCTGCCTCTTCTGTTTATTACTTTCTTTTCTCTTACTAGAAGCCCAAGCCCTCTTGCTTTTGTCATATTCTTTTTTCTTTTCCTTTATGATTTGTTCATAAGGTTTTTTATATTGAGAATGGTTTAATATCAAATCTATAAATAGCGGTAATGCTATCGCAACCAAAGACTCTTCATGATCTTC